TCCAAATTAAACTCTCTATAGTTTCTCTGCGTTGGTTTCATTATCATAATCTTTTATAGTCGGCATATATTATACCAGCACCCATCAACACAATCAATACCCACCACCAAGGCCAAGTAGTATCTGTTTCAACATCTTTATCATCAAGCTCTATATTAGTGTTAGTTTCTTTTTGAGCTATTTTAAGACTCTGTAATGAATGATTTTCTTTTTTAAGTATACTGACACCTTTTTTAACTTTTGATGTTTTAAATCTAACGTTTTTACCTTTGATTATTTTACCATTAATATTTATTTCAAATTGTTTTGTACTATCGATAGGCTCATATTCTTCAACCCAATATACAGTTGTATCTTTTACTTCAGTAGTTTCAACTGTTTCTTTACTGATTGAATCTTTGGTAACAGATTTTTCTTCTATAACAATATCAGTGCTTGATTTGATAACCTTACGTGTTCCGCATCCTACTATCAATAGTAATGATACGATAAATAAAACTTTTTTCATAATTATGATTATATTTTAGCAAGTTGGAAATGCATCCCATCTTTTCTTGTCCAAGTTCCACCCCAGTCAAAACCAGCGTCAGTGAAACATTTAACAAAGCCTGGTGTTAGTTTAGGTATTTGATTAAGACCATTCTCAAATGCGTTTACATCAATAGCTATTCCCCAAGAATGTAATGAATGACTTGTAAGACCTCTTTTCTTTCTTATATTGAAACATCCATCCCAAGTCTTTAATTCTTTAACAAAACCTGTTGAAATTAGATTTGTGAAAGCTTTTGTTAAAGGACCAATCATTGCTTTGTTGCAATAAAGTCTTTTAGGTATAATACCAATCTCTAAGTTGGTTGGTATATCCCACATAACCATATAGGTTCCTTCATCGTGGGTAGTTAATGGGTCACCCCATTTATCAAAACATTGTTTACTCGTTACCATTTATTCTTCTTTTTTATTTTTAATATCTATTTCACCAAGGTCTTTTTTAATTTCAGTAGCTTTTGTAATCATTTCTTTTAAAATAACAAACAAACTACGGTTACCTAATTTCATTGAATTCTCATTTAAGCTAACAAACTCAATCCAAACAAAACACCCTGTTATTATTTTGACCAATAATAGTTTAACACCAAATAAAGTACCATCAAAGATATTAACATCAATCGCAAAAGCAAATATGATGGCTAAAAGATAAAAGAATAACTTGATTACAATGTTAAAAAGCTTCTTAGAACGGAATGTTATCCACCCACCTAATTTAACGCTAGCTGCTACACCAGATATAGTGTCAAAAAGCACAGCAATAAACATTGTGATAACCAATCCTTTTATTGGTGATAATATAATAAGTAGGCTAGCAATACTAGCTAATAAAAATTCTTTCATTTTGTTTGTGTATAAGAGTGAAAACATATTTTTTGTTTTTATTGATTTTGTTAGATAACCATAAATCACTAGACATAAATTAAATTAGTTTTATTTTTAAAGGTACCAGTTAACATTGGTGATAAATAACTATATTTAATATTATGTGCAATAGCTGCTTCAGTACAAGTATTATAAAATATTCCAGTCTCTACATTTAAAACTAATCTAGTTTTAGCATTATTATTATTTTTTTGAGATTTACTCATTTTACTTTTAGTTTTATTTGAAATTATTTTACCAGTATGTGCAATTGATAATTTTTCTTTAGTTTTATTTGAATGTGTTTTACCATAAAAACCATTTTTATCACCAATTTGTCCAATACTACCTAAAGTACCATCACCACCATCCGTCATATTAACTAACGTACCAAGACCTAAATCTCTTCTTCCATAAAGTGAAATTAAAAACATTTCAAGTTCTTTAGCGTCTTCCCAAGTTAAATCTTTGCTTATAATTTCAACATTATAAATAGTTTTATCTATTATTCTTTTCCACCATAAACTTCTATCTTTTTTATTAAAAGCTCTTTTTTCTTCTTTACCAATACCAATATAAAATATTTCGTTAGTATCTAATCTTCTGTGTCTATATACTATTGCCATATATCTCAAATAATCATAAATCCTTGACCTTCACTATAATCACTTCTTCCTTTGCAGCATATTCCTTTGATTATAGAATCTTTGTTATTGGTTGAGATAAACACTGGATATAAGTCTTTATTTTCAATTAGATAATCACGTAACTCAGCTTCTTCAAGAATAGCTTTTTGCAAGTTACGGTCCATAAGGAATGTAGCTGTTGTTAAATCAATACCTTCAGCATTATCATCTGATTGAACTTGAACACCTTTATTCTTTAATTGATAAGTTAATTCAATAGTGGCTTCAGATTTAAGTCTCCACGCAATGGCAAACTGCATCTTTTCAACAATGATTTCTTCATCAGCTGAAAGCGTTTGGGTGTTATACTTGGTTAATAAGTCATCAAAGAAATAAGAACCAATTTGTTTTTTGATAAATGATTTCGCAACACCTTGGATTAAACCAGTATAATCTGTTGCGTCAACATTAGATGTTATGATGCCATTTCCTTTAAGGAAAGCTTCTGTAATAAAATATATCATTATAATAATTGTTTTTGAGTGTTATTAGTCATATTGATGATTTGTTCATCTATTATTTGATAATTATTAATTTCAATAGTTGAATTAATATTACCAATTTGTAATATTTTATTACCAACTTCAGTTACCATTTTTCTTAATGGCATAACCACATTCTTTTCAAAGATAACATATTGTTGGGCCAATTCATTTCCATTACCTAACGCACCAGAAACTCTAATACCCATAAGCAAAGGGTCAATTTGATGTGCTGTACATATATCAGTTGCAACACGTGTAATTGTACTATCAAAGATTTTATCGTTATTTTTAGCATCAATAGATTCGATAGTTGGTAATTGTTCAAGAGTTTGGCCAACAAACGCAACAACTCTACCAGCTGCTGGAGCACCTTTTAAACTATCAACAGTTTTTTGGAACTGCATTTTTTCTTCTTCACTACCAAATTTTTTAGCTAATTTAACAACAAAAGATGGATAGATACTATTGATAATATTATTCTTTTGTAGATAAGCCATTTGGCCTTGTAAAAACGCATCATTAAGACTAGTACAATAACCAGGTATTGGATAAATATCATCACCAGCGTCACCATCAATCTCATATACATAAATACTTTTACATTTTAATGATGGATGATATTTTGGATATTGAACAATATCAAAATTTCTTGACCAATCGCTACTAACACTATAGATTGTTTTAAATTCATTATTTCTAACTCTTTCTGGTCCTACTCTATAAATATTAACTTCTTTGCTTGTAGGGTCTACTAATAGCGTTATTCTACCGTGAAGAATTAAGTCTTTGGTTATTTGTCTCATCATTTTCTCTAATTCAACTCTTTCAATGAATGAATATTCTCTAACTTTTTGCATTGCTGACATATCACCACTTTTAAGAGTAAATGAACCACCAATGACAGCGTTAGATTTATATTGAATAATTGAGCTATTTAAAGCTGATGTGTGATACATTTGATTGATAAGTTGTGGATATAGATTATCGCTACCAAATCTAACATATGTTTCACTACCATAAGCACGTACATAAGGTAATGCTAAGTCAGCACCACCAACGGTACCGAATGGTGTTGAGAATTTTGAATGCAATGGTGATTCAATTTCTACTTTTATTTCTTCTTTTTCTTTTTTAAATTGCCAAAATGCCATAATATTAAATGTATATATTGTTTGTAATTCCTGTTGTTATTAGATTTTCAATGGCAACTACCATTCTTCCTTCTTCAACTATTCTACCAGTTGTTGCTGATATAGATAATGTTGATGCAGTTGATTCATATACTGTATATGAATATTGTCCACCAATCAATGATAAAGTAGCACCACTAGTGCCACCAGATGTTGAACCAGAGGTTGCTTCATTAAGTTGAAATTGGTTATATCTATTTGGATAAAGTGATATATCTTGTGCTGTCCAATAAATTGGTTCAGAATTTAAAACATATTCATTTTTAAACTGAAATAGATAGTTTGGATTTGTTAATCTAGAATTCTCGGTTAAGGTTAACACAAAATTATTTAGACTATTTTTATCAATGTATATCATCGTTTATTTTTTTATATTATTGTTTCCAATACAGGTATATTATAAAATAAAAAACCCCTGCAATTCTACAGAGGTTTAATTATTATTAAATCAGCGAAATTATGATATCAATGCTGGAATAATAGAAGAATCAACAGCATAAGGTCTGTTTGTCATTTGTGCTACGAATGTAGTTGTGTATTTAGAACCATCTGCTCTAAGTGTACCAGTTTCCTCAGCACCACCATTTAATTGAGCGTGGTCAATATACCAATAGATACCGTTAGCATCTAAGAAAATCATATCAAGATATCTTTGTCCTTCTCCAAGGATTTGAAGTGCTCTTGATTTAGGAGCTTCACGTCTATGGAAGACAAGTGTAACAGTTGCTTCGTAGAAAGTAGAACCGTTGATTAAATCAACTGTTGGTGTGATAGACACGTTACCAACATTACGTCTAAATTCAAAAGAAGTGAAATCAGTTGATGCAGAAATACCTGTTATAGTGTGAGCAGAAGTTGAGATAGTTGTACCAGTTACATCATCAGTATCAATGATATAAATATTGAAGATACCCCCTGAATTCGCATCACAACTAAAAGTTACTGGAATTAAATCATTTAAATTACAAGCCATTTTATTTTTATATTTTTAGTTTTTTTATTATTATGTTTTATAAAAAAGGCCGCTACATATGCAGCAGCCTTTA